AACAGTCGTAGATGATGATACAGAGTGGAACCAATTAGGTCTTAGACTTGATAGAACAGCTATCGAAGCTAAAACAAGAAAACTTGCTGCAAGTTTCTCATTAGAAGCTGCACAAGATATTAAAGCAATGCATAATGTAGATATCGAAAGAGAAATGGTAAATGTACTTCAGTATGAAGTTACTGCCGAACTCGACAGAGAATTACTCTACAGAATGAAAGTTGCTGCAACTACTGTTGCTAATGGTGGACAAATACTCAATACAATTAACTGTACTGATGTTGGTGGTTCACAATTAGATGGTAGATGGTCTGGTGAAAAATTTATGGCGGTAATTACGTCTATTTTACATCAAGCTAATATGATTGGAACATACACAAGACGTGGCCCTGGTAACTTTGTTATCGTAAGTCCAGCAATCGCAACAGCATTACAAGCAGCAGGACATCAATTCGTACAGTACGAATCTAAGGTGAATCCTCATACAGTAATGGCAGCAATTGGTAAACTTAATGGTCAATTAGATGTGTATAGAGACCAGTACGCAAAAAGTGATTACGCTCTAGTTGGCTATAAGGGACCAACAGTAAGCGACGCGGGCATAATTTTTAGTCCGTACATCATGGGATTGCAAAATAGAGCTATTAGTCCTGATGACTTTACACCAAGAATTGGTGTTATGTCAAGATACGCTATTACTGACACATTGCTTGGTAGTGGAAGATATTACAGATTAATACCATTCGTTGGAGTTTCAAGCTTAATTGCTGGTGCATAATCATCAATAAACATTGAATTCATTCAATAAATAAATATATTAGGGGTGGGTGAAAAATTTCACCCACCCTTTTTGCGTCTATATATAAATACATATAGAAATGAGTTTACAGTGGAGGAAGTATGTTAGTTGTGAAAAATATTGCTGGTTTTGTATTTAAGATACCAAATACTGAGATTATTATACCATATGATGGTCGTATGTATAAAATACCAGAAAATATAAATGTAAGTATATGCACGGGACAAATACAAATACTAGGTAAGATTAAAGATGCCGAAGTTGAGGTTTGTAAGGAACATATACTAACATTTGATATTGATAGTGTTTTAAAAAAAGAAGAACCAAAGAGAAAGCGTGGAAGACCTAAGAAAAGTGAAGTCATAGATAAACCAAAAAGGTCATTAAAAGGCGTTAAAATAAAAAAGAAAGTAAAGAAAACACTTAAAAAACGAGAATAATAATGGCAAAGATAACAACAGTAGATGAATTTAAAAGATATATAATGTATCAACTTGGTTTTCCAGTTCTTAATGTTGAAATTGATACAACTACTAATGGACAATTGGATTATATAATCGAGGATACTGTTCAGATATTTCATAGATATAATGTGTCTGAAGGTACGTATTTACATTATACAACATTTAGAGTGTCTGCTTGTGTATCAGAATATAATTTATCTGGTTATGATATTGAAGCAGCATATGATTTGGACTTATCAACAGGATTACATGGAATAAATGTTATGTTCAGTCCCGAACATATTTTACTTTATGACCAATGGGTTAATAAAGGTAATTATCCTGGTGGCCCAGGCTCTTCATCATCATATGGTGGAGTAGGATTACAGTTAGCTGAATATCAAATTATGATGCAATATCTTAAACAAATAAAAATGATGTTTGGTAAAAATTATACGGCAAAATGGCATGGTGGTAGAGAGATAATGGAAATTAACCCAACACCAAAGCAGAGTGGAATTGCGATGCTTGCTGTATATATAAGAGAAAAGGCAGAATATTTATATAATCATCCTCTTGTTAAACAATTGGCTGTTGCTAAAGCTACGGCTCAATGGGGAAGACATCTTGGGAAAATCAATGCTACTATGCCAGATGGTATAACAATAAATTCTGATATGAGAGCTGAAGCAAAACAAGATATTAAAGACATTATTGATGATATAAGAGCAGAATCGGAACCACCCGATTTTCAAATTGGATAGGAGATGTGATGGGAATTTTAAACGAACTTGAAAAATATATGATAGAATCAGACGATGATTATAATTATTATGGTTTTAGATTTGATTACGGAATAGATAAAATAAGAAATGTTCCGAGAGAAAATTATGGAAAATTCATGACTGATATGTCAAAAGGCATTGATGGTGGTGAATATGGTACATTAGAAGATTTAGAAACTAAAATATATGGTGATGTCGTAGATGTGTTTGGTCAATTAAAACTTAAACAGGATGTTGACTTTAAAACACACAAACAATCGGTATCTGAAATGGTTGTGAATTTGTATAATCAGTTGTTAAGAGGATTATACGAAACAGAAATTTCAGGAGTGGATGTTAAATTTGATAAAGACAGTGAAGATTTTAATAATACTAAACTATAAGGAGAATATAGTATGTCATTTGTAAAATATTTAAAAGAATCTAAAGCAACAGAGATTGCTAAACAAGAAGAAACAAAAATGGAACAATTAGCTAATGTGTTTAAAGAAAACGCAGTTGTTACGACAGAGTTATTAGCTGAAAAAGCAGAAGAAATTGGTATTGATAAAGACGATATTAATGAAAAAGTATATTCTCTTCTTTCAGGATTATTGAAAGAGGGAAATAACGATGATGCTACACTTGATGAATTAATCGATAGTGCAGAAGACTTGAAAGTAGAAGAATTAGTATAAGGGGTTATAATGGGAATATTATCAGATTTATCAAAATATGTAAATAATAATTATATATACGAGGAGTATGACTTAGTTCCTGTTCAGCAAGTTGACCCAGAAAATAGCATCTCATTTACAGTCAACGACAACGGAAACAGGATTTCATCTATCAGAATACTAAAAACTGATAATGAGCCTGTAGACGTTGTTAACGACACTCTTGACTATAAGGATGTCTATGCTAGTGTTACCATCGAACTTGACGGTAAAGAGCATGACTACGACGTTGAGAGCGTAAAGAAATGGATTCTTAATAAACTTGCTGTAATGAATTATGGCGTAAACCCTGTAAGAATGGACGATGTTGAATATAATGCTAATGATTATAGAGATTCGGCATTAGATGGTGAATATGCTGCTCGCAGAGAAGGATTTTCATTAAAGAATTTAAAAATATAAGGAATTAAAATATGTTTACTTATTATTTTCCAGATACATTTAGAACAATTGTTGTTGCATTAGAAAATATGTTTAATGACATGAAGGTTATTAAATATGATAAAGATGGTGATGCTGTATCGGAAAAAAGAGTTCCTATTAGATCGTCTACCACCGAAAAATATCATCCTGACCGTAAAGAAAATCATTACGTAGATAAAGATGGTACTGAGCATGGTGATAGATATTACACACAATTGCCTCGTATGGCTATTGTGTTAGGTGGTATAAGCCAAGCTCCAGATAGAGCTACTGGGTCTAATCAGTATAGATATTGGTATGATGGTACACGAGAGTTGGTTGACACTGAGATAGAAAGTATTTATTCTGATTATCAACCAACACCATACGATTATCATTTTACACTTTATATCAGAACAGATTCTATTAGTTATTTTTCACAGATATTAGATAATATCTTACCATATTTTAATCCATCATTATTTGTGCGTGTTAAAGAAATACAATATTTAAATATAGAACGTGATTTGAAAGTAACAATGGGTGGTGTAAATCCAGATTTTGTTGATGAAATGGATGAAACTGGAACACGATATACAAATGCTAGTATTGATTTAACAGTAGAAGCATTTTCGTATAGACCCGTAGAAGATACTAAACTTATTAGAATTATCAATACAAGATATTTTAATAAACCAACAGGACAATATCTCGAGGGATTCAGTGTATCTGGTGTTGAAACATCAGGTGGGGAAATCATCGAGACAAGTTCAGTCCCATTATCAGCAGATTATTATGTGAGTGGTTCGTATTGGAACAGTGCTAATGATGTTGTTAGTGCAGATAGTAATGATAAAGAATTTGTGTGGTTTCAACAGTATCATGATACCAGTGGGTATGCTGACTAAGGAGAGATTATGAGTTATGATATGAGTGCAGCATTTGAAGGAATTGATGACGTATTAGGAACGGTTTATGAAGAAATGGAAGAGGAAGTCAAAATACATGTTTCATTAGATAAAGAACCAGAACCTAAAGATGTTGCTGTTGTAGAATCAACGCTTCCTGCAAAAGTTGAAGATGATGGTTATGTAAAAATAAACGATACTGATTATATTTCTAATAAAATAAAATCTGTCGTAGAATTAACAGAGGATGTATTAGATAGATGTCAACAGGATATCAAAGTTAATGCTAAAGAAAGACAATATGAAGTGTTTTCTGATTTAGCAAATTCCATGACAACATCCTTAAAAGAGTTGAGACAAATGAATGAGGCTTCGGCCCGTATCAAAATGGACCAACGTAAAAAAACTAATGATTTAAGTAATATGGCTGTAGATGAAAGAATAATGTTGACCTCTTCTCAATTATTAGAAATGGTGAGTGAAGCTTCTAAGAACAGTCAACTCAATACAATTGACGCTACGTTTACCGTAGAGGATGAAGACATGAAGGATGTTAATGATGTTTAAAGATAATGAATGTGAATGGAATGAAATGGATGGTTGGTATTATACAGATTGTGGAGAAGGATATCTAAAAACAGAACATAAAAAAGAATTAAATTATTGTGTGTTTTGTGGAAAGCATATTAAAATCATCCCATACATGACATTCGATATTAGTTTGTGGAACACTGACAGATTATCTCCAACAGTAAGGGAGTGTATGTCATATGTTTCAGGGAAATAGAAAGTTAAGAGCTGCCGATGAGCAGATAAATTATAGTAAGGAAATGATAGATGAGTATATTCGATGTAAAGAAGATATTATCTATTTTGCTGAACAATATTTTTATATAACAACTATTGATAAAGGAAAAATTAAAATTCCGTTATGGGATTTTCAAAAAAAGGCATTAAAAGCGTTTGTTCACACCCCAGAAGGGCGTAGACATATTATAATGATGATGCCTCGCCAGCAAGGTAAGTGTGTTTTAGACGAGACTAATATTAAGATTCGACATAAAAAGACTGGTGAAATCAAGGAGTTACCAATAAAAGAATTTTTTGATATGATTATAGAAAATTACAAAAAGACATATATTAGTTAGATTTTGCTAAAAGTAAAGGATATGATGTGTTGATTATCTGGGAAACAGATTACAATAAAGATAAACAAAAAGTAATAAAAGAATGTTTGGAGTTTTTAAATGGGAAAGATAATAGAATCATTCAATGTTGATGACTGGGAAGTATGGACAGATAGTGGTTGGGAAGACATCCAACAGATTCACAAAACAATAAAATATGATGTTTGGAAGATAAAAACAAAAAATCATTTTTTAAAATGTGCAGATGAACATATTGTAATGGATGAATATTATCATGAAGTGTATGTAAAGGATTTGAAGAAAGGTGACAGAATAATAACTGAATCTGGTATAGAAAAGGTAATATCTGTCAAAAAATTAGAATGTGATTCAGAGCATATGTATGATATGTCAATAGATTCTAAAAATCACACATTATTTACTGGTGGTATATTATCACACAACACAACAATTTCAACAGTTTATTTGTTGCATTATTTGTTGTTTAATAGTGATAAAACAGTTGCTATTATTGCTAATAAAGAAAAATTGGCTATAGAAATTTTGGGTAGAATACAACTCGCATATAAACATTTACCGATGTGGTTACAACAGGGTGTTGTTGATGGTGGGTGGAATAAATCATTTATACATTTGGGTAATGGAATGCGGGCTATTGCTGCGGCAACATCATCTGATTCTATTTCTGGTTTTGTAATTTCATTACTTTATATGGATGAGTTTGCTAAAGTTCAATCTCATATTGCCGAGGAATTTATTACAGCAACATATCCAGTAATATCATCTGGTAAAACATCTAAAATTATTATTACTTCATGTGTTAAAGATGATACATTTGTTATTACGAATAAAGGAATAAAAGAAGTATCTGACTTCGTAGACTATTCTAAACCAGATAATCCAAACGAGGGATATGTTATTGATGATTACTGCGTTTATGGTAAAGATGGTATGAAGTCAGGTAATGTTATGGTTAATAGTGGTGAAACAAAAACCAAAATAATAACATCACCATCTTCTGAGGTAGAGTGTTCACTTAGACATCCATGGTGGGTTTGTAAAGATGGGAAATATAAATGGGTAAGAACAAAAAATATAAAAGGTTCTGAATATGTTGCTATTAAATACGGAATGGATATATGGGGCAGTAATGATGATATTCCAAAAATAGATATTAATACATACGGAAAAGGTATTAAAGATTATAGACTGGATAAAATCACAAAAGATTTTGCATATTTTATTGGATTGTATATATCAGAGGGTAGTTCACAAAAAAGATATCGTAAAAACGGGGATGTCTATTATGCTGGTATAGACATCACATGTGGTGATTCTGTCAGAGATAATTTAGATGTGTTAGGGTTTACATATTACAATCCTGATGATTTACATAATAGTATAGGTTCCCTCGTGCTGTGTGATATGCTATCATCGCTGGGATTTGATTTATCTAAACGGGCACCACAAAAAATGATTCCCAAAAGATTATTTGAAATGTCAAGAGAAAATATCATAGCTATGATACAAGGAATTATGGATGGTGATGGCACATCTAAAATAAATAGAGGTACTATTGCAATAGGACTAAGCTCAAAACGTCTTATCGAGCAGATAAGAGCACTATTAAATAACTTTGGTATTCTATCAACATATTGTGAGGGTATTACACCACCAACAGAAAGAGTTAAAGTTGAATCCCAGTATTATAGAATTGAATTAAATTCTAGAATGTCTAGAAAATATTATGACCTGATTGGGTTTAGGTTTGAGAGAAAGCAATTAAAAGAAAAATATTTACCGAAATCAATAAGAAGAGATAGTTATGATATAATACCATATTCTAAAGATATTATAATGGGATTGAAAAAAACCCACATAAATGATTATAAGAAAATTGTCGATAGTGGTATCCTTAAAGGTAATTATAAGAAAAATAGCCACTTCTCCAGAACATTCATGTTGAATAATAAAGAATTCCTGCTGGGTCTTGATAACAATATAATAAATGATTTATATGAAAATGTTGCAGATGATATAAAATGGGAACACATTAATAAAATAAAAACATCAAAAAATAAAGTTTATGACTTCTCATTAGACCATTTTGATGATGATTTGTGGTGCCATAGCGTGTTATTTAACAATGTCTTGGGGTCGAATACACCAAAGGGAATGAATCATTTTCATGAATTTTGGTCTGGTGCAATTAAAGGTCCAGATAATGATGGTAATAATTTTTATCCGATTAGAGTAGGTTGGTGGGAACATCCAGATAGAGATGAGCAATGGAAAAAAGAAACTCTTATGGATATTGGACCAGTCCGTTTTGCACAAGAATATTCTATGTCATTTTTGGGTTCGAGTAATACATTGATTGATGCTGATGTTCTTGAGATGATAACAACTAAATCTCCTATGGCTCTTTTATATAGTGGGGCATTAAAAATATATGAAAAACCACAACCAGGAAAATTATATGTTTTGGGTATCGATACAGCAAAAGGTACAGGTAGAGATAATTCTGTTATTCAAATATTAAAAATAAATAGTGAATGTGATATAGAACAAGTGGGTGTTTATAAAAATAATAAAATTGATACTCATAAGTATGCACAGGTATGTATTGGAATAAGTCAATATTACAATAACGCGTACATGATGATTGAAAATAATGGAGAAGGTGGAGAAACTGCTAATGTTATTTGGCACGAGTATGAATATGAATATCTTTTAAATTGTGATTTAAAAGGACTTGGAATTAGGTCAACTAAAAAAAGTAAACTTGCAGCTAATTTACATTTAAAAAGATATTTAGAAAATAAATGGTTGAAAATAAATGACCAAGATACAATAACAGAACTATCTAAATATGTTGAAGTTACACCAAATGTTTTTAAAGCAGAAACAAGAACAACACATGATGATTTAGTAACATCATTATTATGGGGATTGTATTTTATACGAACGGAATATTTTGATGAAAAGGATATTTCTATTAAAAAAATAGATGATGATTATAACATCGACGACGATGATTTGCCTATTGTTTTTGTTAGTTAAGCATTTTGGGTTGAATAACTGAATAAAAAATATATAAATAATTATATATAAATAGATAATATTTTTTATGAAAAAAAATGGAGGTATTTTATGCCAAGAATTATGTCAGCGCCTGGCGTATATAGAAATGAGATAGATGTTAGCGAAATTTTAATAGCTACTGGTATTTCTAATGGTGGTATCTTAGTAAGAGCACCAAAAGGACCAATCAAACGTCCTGTATTAGTTACGAATGATAAAGAATTTATAGAATATTTTGGAAATCCATACTATGTATCAGGGGCAGGAACAACAGAACCTAACTCTTTGATTCCAGAATATGGCTATGGCTCGTATGCGTCAATAGAATTTTTAAAAGAATCAAAAACATTATATGTAGTACGAGCATTTGATGATGGTGATAGATATGCTGCTGCTGGTATGGCTTCAGATAGAACTGCAGATAGTGATGATGTTAGTATTACAG